GTTCCTTTATTTGTAGATGACCACAGGGATGTCTTCGACAAGGCTGAGAGAATCCTTATAGAGAGACAACCACCCCAAGGCTTTACGAATATAGAGATTCTGCTACACTATATGTTCAAAGATAAGGTTCTATTGATTTCACCTTTGACGATACATGCACACTTTGGGATGGATCATCTAAATTACGATGAGAGAAAAGAACGTGTTCTTGTCAAGATGGGAAAGTATATAGATTTGGATACCATTCCATACGAGAGGAAGCATGATATAGCGGACGCGTACTGTATGCTTATGTATTACAATTTTAAGACGAGTGTTCACTTTTTTGATCGATTTCGTTTCTCCCGCGGTTAAGAATTTCAAGTGCATTCACAACACTGGAAAACATATCGAAAATCTCACCGGTATTTTCGTTTATAATACCAGTTCTTAGTTTTTTGATGTTGAAATCAAATGATTCCTTCTCCTTCTCGATGTTCTCGAGGGCTTGTTCGATTGATTCAATCTTCTTATTTAACAGATTTGTGGTACTTTCCATAGTACTATCTATCTTTCTGACATCCTTTTGATAAACGATTCGTTGTTTTTCGAGAATACCTCTTTTCACATTGGAATCGGTTAGTTCGATTTGAATATCAAGTTTAGCAATTTTGTCCTCAATTATTTCTAAATTCTGAACATAGGTCTGGTGATAATCTTCACGCGTTTTAGTGAGACGGTTGATTTCGCTACGGAGTTTAAGGTCCATTATACTTTTGTAGAAAGGGATTTCTTTAATTCACTTAGGTCTCTGGTAAACCCTTTGAAGTGCCCCAATCGATATTGAACAATGGCCCATAACACAAAGAATAGAGTTTTGGTGAGTTTACCTACATCATCATCACTCATTTTATAAATAGGTCCAACAACCCTACCCATGAAAGTTTCCTCCTTTTCTTTACCCGAAAAGTACATTTCCGCCTGTGTCAATGCACATGTGTCATCATTAATTGACCAGTGGTAAAATATGAAGGGAATTAGAATGGAATAAAATTCAAGGTTTCTGCGATTATTTGTAAATGGAACAACAAGTATACCTATCAGAAAAATTAAATGAATCAGGAAAATTATATTCATCTATTATATAATGACGGAAGAAAAAAAGATTTCCCGTGAAGAGATGCGTCTGTCATGGACAGACGGTCACGAAAATATACTCAAACAATGGGGTGAAGCCTCTGCATGCTACAGGTATATGCACCACCGTGCATTTTTCATATACAGACGTTCTAGTATTCGATTCACTTTACCTGTTATTATACTGTCTACTATAACTGGGACCGCGAACTTCGCCCAGGGTACCTTCCCAGAGAATGTACAGTCCTTTGCTCCCTCAATAATTGGTGGTTTAAATCTAACCGCAGGGCTTATAGCGACTATATCCCAATTCCTCAAGATTAACGAACTCATGGAAAACCATCGAACAGCTGCGTTGGCTTTCGGTATGCTTTCCAGAAATATTCGTCTTATGTTAGCCTTAGATAGGGGGGAGCGTAGCAAGGAAGGCTTAGATTTCGTTGGTGAATGTAAAACCGAGTATGACCGCCTCTTGGAACAATCACCCTCGGTGCCCAAGTCTGTCTTGAAGCGGTTTGAAGATGAATATCCCCTAGACAGTGTATTTACCAAACCAGAGATTCTCAATGTGCGTTCAATTCCATTACTCACTTTACCGAGGACGATAGACCCAATTGAGGCGATGACTGCCGGGACCCCCCTCGAGAAGATAGGTAAATTCTTATCGAAAAAGAATGAACCACCACCCGAAGGATTCTTTGGCCCCTCCCTAGGTGATGAGGATGAGGAAGAGGAAGATTCTACAGAGGGGGAACCTGAAGAAGAGACAGACGTCGAGCAAGGTAGATCAGAGTAATAACCATGACCAAATTGGTCAACAAACTACAAGCAACATATGGTACAATTTTCCTTTTTAAAGGTTCTACGATACGTTTATGTAGTGCGCCATTCTCGAGCACCAAATCTATTGCCTGATTAGTAAGATCATCGATGGACTCTTTCATTAAAATAATTCCACAAAAAAAAGTCGAAGACAATACCACACCCCTAGTGACAATTCATGATAAACAAATTGCTCTCGTTCGTAGGTATATAGATGAAGGTAAACATATATTTATATGTGGATCATCTGGAGTTGGAAAATCCTACATTCTTAGGGAAGCCTTGAAAGATACATCACATGTTGAACTACAGAATCACCATCTGAAAAGTAAATGTTATTTTTTACCGTTTATTAAATCAACCACAAAGAATGTATTTATAGAGGATTACGATCCTATATTTAAACCAATAATAGAACAGGTTTCGGATGGCGTCCCAATTACACGCGGATCTCTCATAGTAACGACAACAAATATGTGTATGTACCCAAACTTCGAGACTATATTTATTCCAAAACACAAACCTGAAACTTTGTTGAGATTGACAGATAGTTCGGATACCAAAGCATACAATGCAGCCGTACGTTCACAAGGAAATATTAGAAACTTCTTCACCTATTTAGATGACTATGATGAAATGGATATGTTCCAGACACCAAAAGAATTTATAACTGATATACTATGTGATCCCAAACCGATTGAAATATATGACAGTATAAGTGAACATGGTCACATGTGGGATATATTCCAAGAAAATTACCTAAACTCAGTGGGTGTAAACACTGTAGCTATCTCCCATTCCTTTTCAAATGCGGATTATTTTGATAGTCACATTTACTCCTCTGGAAACTGGAATCTCATGCCCTACTTTGTTCTCCACGCCCTAACGATACCCAAAACCTTTCTAGGTGACCCCCTTAAAAGAGAAAAGATTAGACCGGGGAGTTGTTGGACTAAACATGGAAACTATAAGATGCGAAAACAGAAAGTCAATGAAATTTATAAAAAATCACCAAATGGATTGGGAATTGAAGAATTGTGTTTATTAAAGTTGTACGCCGAGAAGGGAAACTTGGAGCCCCTCCTTAAGTACAAAATCACCCCCCAAGATTTCGATGTTATGAATCACCTCGCAGTCGGAAATGGCTTAAAATCAAGAGACGTGACAAGAGTAAAGAAAGCCTTGAAGAATGCATACGAACGAGGATGAAACAGAAACTGAACTCGAAGAATGTGTGCGAGTTGTGGGAAACGAGCTTCTCTTTTATGGAACTATCGACCGAGATAATGCTATGGAGTTTGTTGAGAACTTCAAGAAACTTGAAATAGAACTTCTCAAAAAAAAGGCTGAACTTATCGGATACGAACCAGAGATCCGCGTCCACATCATGAGTGAGGGTGGTGACATATTTTCGGGCTTCAACATGATGAATGTTCTAGAGAAATCTCGTGTAAAAGTCGTTACTATCGCACAGGGATCGTGTTGTAGTGCGGCAACATTTGTCTTACTCGGTGGCTCTGAGAAACGAATGGGTAAGGATGCCTATATCCTCATTCACCAGATTTCCACGGAATTTTGGGGTAACTTCCAAGAACTCAAACATGAACTCAAGTCATCTGAAAAGTTTATGAAGAGAATCAAGAAGATGTACCTCTCCAAGACTGAAATCCCCGAAAAGAAATTTAAGCGTCTCATGAGGAAGGATCTGTACCTCACCCCCAGTAAGTGTCTCAAATATAAGATTGTTGATTGCGTTGACTAATATTGACGGAACGCTTATATAGACCTAAAATACATAAAACTATAAAAACGATACAAAATGTATTCACATTCATAGGGACCGATGTGAATTCTGGAGGCCTAAGTCGTTCCATTCTACCATAATTTACAACCGGTATTTCGGACATCTAATTAAAGTTGAGAAATTAAATATGACTACAATGGAACGACTTATCAGAAAAGACAAAAACGGTCGTGAGAGATTCACTGACATTCACATTGAGGACCTGGGAGATGGAACCGCTGACATCGTAAAGAGTACTGGTATGGTGGGAACTGAAAAGGTTGCAGTTTCTAGAACCAACGTCAAGACTGGCTACGAAAAGGCATGTGCCCGTGCTCAAACCATGTGGAACAATGAGCACCTAAAGGGTGTCCAGGTGATGCCCATGTTGGCCAACAAGTGGGAGGAACGCCACAAGTACATCTCCACCCCCTTCTACGTTCAACCCAAACTGGATGGGGTTCGCCTCCTTGTTTCCAAAGATGGATGCTTTTCTCGAACTGGTAAACCCGTTGAGGGTCTCGATCATCTCCGAGACGGTTTAAGGGAGGGGGAGTTCTTAGATGGAGAATGCTATGCACCTAACATGACATTTGAGGAAATCACCAGCATGTTCAAGACTAACCCCACCAAGTTGAACTTTTACATTTTCGATTACTTTGATCTCGAACGCCCCGAACTCACTTTTGAGGAGAGGATGGACTGTGTCAGTGTCGAGACCAAACTCCTCAAGAAGAAGTCTGACGTGGAAAAGTGGCACGATCACTTTGTTGATCAGGGCTACGAGGGTATCATGATTCGGGAGGCTTCCAGCACCTACGAAGTTGGGAAGAGGAGCAACTACCTCCTCAAGTTTAAGAAATTTCAGACGGAGGAATACGAAATTGTCGGGGCCAAGACGGGGCATGGGAGGGATGCCGATGCCGTCGTTTGGGTGTGTAAATTGACCAATGGTCGAGAGTTTAATGTCAGACCCGAAGGCACGATTAAACAGAGAGAGGAACACTACAGGGACAGAAAGAAGTACATCGGTAAAATGCTTACCGTTAGATTTCAAAACCTAACTGACCTGGATGTACCGAGATTCCCCGTTGGTGTGGTAATTAGAGATTATGAATAATGTTGTAATACATAAATGGCTCGTATCGCAATTGACGTCGATGAAGTTTTAGTCAATTTTCTATATCCAATGGCTCGTTCTAGAAGACTTGGAAAACCAAAGAAACTCAAATACAACTACGTGTACCGCGAAATTTTCGATATAACTGAAGAGGAATCTCAGGAGTTTGTCAAAGAGTTTTACAAATCCCAAGCCTTTAGTAATCTCAAACCAATGCCAGGAACACAAAACGCCATGAAATGGCTTCGTCAAAGAAGTCAAAAAATGTATGTCGTCACCGGGCGTCAAGACATAGCTAGAGAACAAACAGAAACTTGGATAGAAACCTATTTTCCAGGAATCTTTAACGATGTGATACTTACAAATAGTTATACACCCCATGAAGTGAAAAAGGTTGATATATGCAGAGCTCTAAACCTCGGTATGATTATCGATGACAACAAAGCAATTTGCGACGAGTGTCTAGATAACGGTATTCGAGCGATAAACTTTGTGGGTGAGGAAGTATATCCATGGTGTGAAGAAAGTGATATCATGCTGAAGAGTTGGCATAACTTTCCATATATAGAATAACACGATCTTCATTTGAAGTGTTTTCAGCCCAATGGGGAACTCTCGCATTAAAGACTATGTGTTTTCCATCTTCCTCGCTAACATCCCCCAATGTGTCATGGTATAGTGTACAGCCACTTGGACATTTTAGACCCAGATGATAGGTAAATTTATAATTTTTACCAACGTGGTCAAAATGTTTGTTCAATTTTACACCACCTTTCATTAAGGAAAATCCAGCGATGTGGATTCCACCCTTGATCTTTGAAAGTAGTTCAGACGTTTTTGGACACATACCACAATTTCCAACTACAGGATTACCCTCCCAAATTAATGGCCAACTTATCCATGAATCTTGAACGTGGTCCTGACCACCCTTTAACCAACCATAACCACCATTTCCATACTTAGTTATAACCTCATTCATACTATCCGAACCCTCCCATACACCAGTTGGTCGGGGTTCCTCACTTATAAAAACATCACTGGGGAGGGTGTCATATTCACCCCGTATACACTCCCAATATTTCCTGAGTTCTTTGAGGTCCATTTATTTTAAAACGTATATTATCTTTAGATGTATTCACTTCTATGCAAACCAATAGTCGTTCCACCCCAAAATATTTTAACGACAAAAGTATGTCGAATAGTTATTGTAACGCCATCTAAAGTCATACAGAATAAGTACGAACTTGAGATAGTGGAGAATGCACCACCAGTAAATGTAGAAATCATTGAACCCGAGTAATTGATCCAAACTTATCCTTCATCATGATAACTTCATCACATTTTCCACCCCTTATGGTCATCACTGGTTCACCACACGTATGACCGTGTGTTTTAAATCTTTCACACGCAAACTCAGTTTTCATCGTGATATTCATATTCTCACTGTATCCGATGAAAGTCTTGTCTATAGAACCATTCGTATCAATTGATTCAACCGTCACCTTGACACAATAACTTCCAAACTCCCTATCTTTTTTAATTTTAGTGGGGGGTGGTGGGTGCTCCGTGAACGCACTCATTTTTACACCGATTCTATTCCTAATATACGTAAATGGTTTGAGAAGAAGCATCTTACTTACACCTCGTTGAGTTTTTTTAAGTTCATTACACTCTTTCTCTGCTTAAGGCTATCCTTTTTCCAACCGGTATTTTTTATATGCTCCGTGGAAGTAGCCTTCAGATTTTTAAATTTGAAAACACCATTCGTCGATAACTC